GAAATTTATTTTGAGAATGAATTTCTCTAAGTGGTCTTGGTAGTCTTTAGCTTTCGCATCTTGGTCCACTAAAACGCCATTACAAAATACTTCAAATACATTTGGCTTAATGCCACGAATTACTTTGTATTGTTTCTTGCCAATAGAAAACTCAATCTCAACCACGCCTTGTTGTTGATTGATAGAGTTTAATAGATTGGGTTTATTGATTTTACGAAATGGTTTACCAAACAAACCAAAGCACAATGCATCCAACATAGTGGATTTACCTGCACCATTATTGCCAATAACAAGAGTGTTTGGTGATTTGGTTAAGTCAAGTTCAGTAAAACTAGCACCAGTTGAAAGTATATTCTTCCAACGGAGTTTTTGAAATATAATCATTTACAATAAGTTTCTTTACATTTAACACAAGAAATATCCAATATTTTAACAACCTCCCAAATAGGAGTATTATCTGGTATTTCTAAATGTTCACAACATTTATCCTTGCAATTAAAGCAGTCTACGTTTCCGTTTGCATCATAAACACATCTGGTAGTTTTACTACAAAACATTCCAGTTTCTCTATTAGGAAAATTTCTACAACAGTTAAATCTAAACTCATATATTGAGCAAAGTTTATTTTCATCTAGATATGGACAAATCATACTTGTTCTTGGTTCAATGCTTCAACGTAAAGTTCTTTCATTACAGTTTTCAGCTTATCATTATTAATATGTTCTTCTTTAATACCATCAACAAAATGTTCAATGATTGTCATAGTATCTTGTGCTTGGTCTATTGTATCATCTTCTATACCTTCTGTCAAGTCTGTATGGTCCTCAACAATGGTAACATCGATTGGATTAACATTGTAAATATTTTCCATGAACCGGTCAAATAGAAAAGGATTAGTTTTATTGATTACCACAACTTTAACATACGTATTGGTATAATTGGTTAAATCTTTGTTTGTAATTTCTGTAATAGATTCTTTTTTATCATCATAGATAATTCGATGGAACATTAAGTTCGGATTTGGTATGAACTCCAAATTATAAGTGTCAGTATCAAAAATATGAAAGCCCCTAGTATCGCCATAGTCTTGCCAGGTAAGTTCGTAAGGATTCCCAAGGTAATGAATATTATCTGCGCTATTCCTATGGTGATAGTGGCCAGAAAAAACCATATCAAACTTGCCAAAAATTTCACGATTTAATCCTCCTTCTGCCACCATTCCACGATGCATAACAAAACCATCAATTTCTAAATGACCCATACAAAGTTTGGCATCAGACTCATTGATATACCACATTGAATTATCATAATTTTCAGGACAAATCCAAGGTAACATTAATATTTTTGTATTACCAACATAAACTTCTTGTGGTCTATCAATAACAACAATGTTATTATATTCACCTAATAATAATTGAACAGAGTTTACATCATTGGTATTTTTAAAATACGTATCGTGATTACCAGCCAACATAAACACATTCATCTTATAATAAAACAATTTGTCAAAGAACATCTCTCTGGCACGTTTATATGAATAAAAGTTTATATATTTTCTACGGTCAAAGGTATCACCGAGTATAAGAACGGTATCAATTTTTTCTTCTAATAGTTTAGGAAAGAAAGTTTCTTTATAAAACTTTTCATAGAAGTCCAAAAAATGAATTGAGTCATTCCTTGCTCCAAAATGCTGGTCTGTTATAATTGCTGTTTTCATAATTTTCTATTATATCATTCACCAATGAATTTTTCAATCCCTTTTGGCTTTTTTACCAATTTCTTAGCTTCTTTGGCATCTTCGTAAGTTTCAATAAATTCGGAAATGTTATCATACAATTCAAATTGTTTTGTTGTACCATCTTCAAACTCTAACATTTCAAACTCATCTAGTATGCCCATTTGTTCAGTAGCTTTATACTTAACATATAATTGTTTTTTTTCTTTTTGTATTCTTCTTAAAAAGGCATAGTAAATAATTTGTGTGAAGTAAGCAAATGGATTGTTTGATTTGGTAGGATCAAAATTGTCAAAATACATTAAACAATTTTCAATACCATCAGACATCATTTCTTCACGATAGGTATAGTTAATAAAGTTTGGCTTATGAGATAAACCTTCGGCAATCTTCATGAAGCACTCACCAATGTAATTTGGAATATCAGGAGGTGGTCGTTTTTCTTTCTTAGCTAGTTCTGACTTATCTTTATAGTCTATTAAAGCTTTGAGAAAATCAGCATTGTTTATATAATGTTTTTGTTTAGTCGCCATGTTTACCACCTAAAGTTATTGACAAACGCTTGACAAGTGAGTATAGTCGAGTATGTCCCGCTTTGAGATTGATATTAATGTAATATTCCTGTTTCATTGTTTTCCAATTCAAATTGATTAATAATATTGTTTATTTCTTCATCAGACATTTCAGCAATATCTGCTTTAGCTTGCATTAGTCTTTTAATCTTTTCAATCGTGTGTTGATAATACTCAACAAATTCTTCATCAGGATTTAATATGGCTAAAATATCTGTTTCTTTAATACAAACACTATTTTGTTTTACTAATTGAACAGGTAAATAATGTTGCATTACCAAAGCATTTCCATTACGGAAATCTACAAAGAATTTCATTGGTTCTTCTAAAATATAAGATTTTCCTGTCGTGGATAAATCCACATTGGCTATCAAGTCATCTCCATTTTGTAATTTTATTATTTGTGTACTAAACATTTTTTAGTCCTATCTTATAAACCTTAAATGGGAACTGCTCTTCCGTATATATACGACATCTTTCGATGAAATGTTTTAGTGTATAATTCATATGTTTTTTCCAGATGAGGTCGTCTGCGATGTCATAGAGGACTGCCTGTTCTTTACCTTCAGCTTGACGTAATCCACGACCAATTGATTGTAAGTTTCTGACACGACTCTTAGACGGACTAGCAAATATAATATTATGAAGATTTCGAATATTAATACCTGTACTAAAAGTACCATAACTTGCCACGACAATTGCATCTTGTTCAATCTCCATTATTCGTCTAATTTCTTCTCTATCAGCAGTATCAGTTCCTCCGTGAACAAAGAATACCTTTCTGCTGCCTATCTTTTCTGTATTTCTTATGATATCATACAGGATTTGCCCGTGTTTTTCAACCATTTGATAGAGAATTAATGTATTATTACCTAGGCTAACCGCCAGATTTTTAATGAATTTATTTCTGGCATCATTTGAAATGAGATACTGAATTTCTTCTTGATATGTTTTATCTTTTAACTCTTTACATTTTTCATCTGGATGTTTAAGAACCAAACATTTAATTTTAAAATCAGATACCTGTTGTTTATCAATTAACTGTCTAGTAGTAATTACTTTGTTTACAGGCCCAAATAAACCTTCTAATACAAGTTGATGTGTTTTTGTACCATCTAATGTTCCTGTAAGCCCTACACGGTATTTGGCATTAATACAAGAAGTAAGAATTGTTGTCATTGATTGTGCTTTAAATAAATGTGCCTCATCACCAATGACATAATCAAATTGTTGGAAATATTCTTTAGGTTGTTTGTAGATAGATTGCCATGTAGAAATAATTAAAGGAAGGTTTGACTCTTTTTCTTTTCCCTGATATATTTTATGTACTAAAGATTTCATTGAAGAATTTGCATAATCTTCAAAATCGGTGTATAATTGTTCCACTAAAGAAGTGGTTGGTACAATGATTAAACCTTTGAGATTTTGATATTTGTATAATTGTTGAAAAATTAAATAGATGATAAGAGATTTACCTGATGCTGTCGGTGAAACCAACAACGCTCTACGTTTACGCATAGAGTGAACAAAGGCATTAATTTGATGTTCACGAACTTCTATTGATTGGCCCTTAGATTGAATATTTAAATCTTCAATAAACTTATTGGCATAATAGAGCGGATAATCATCATCTACAATGTCGTGTGTATAGGTATATTTTCTATCATTACAAAATTTTTCAAGATAAGGAAGTAGACCAATATAAATTTGTGAGTTGTGTAGATGAAATAGATATATTTTGCCATTCCATAATCTACTTTGATAGGCAGGAACAAAGGTATGACCAGGCACAAAAAAAGAAAAGTGTTCGTGTAATTCTCGAGCAATAGAACGCTCACACTCTATTTTTAAGTACACCTCATTTACTTTAGAGATTATTATATGTTCGTTA